ATTTAATGCTAATTACCCGATTGAGAAATATTTTGATATGGAGCATTTTAAAGAAGTTTATAAAGAGTTAATGTCTTTAAGCAAAAATTCAAATGTTCAAATCAGATTTTCTCCAAAATTCGAGTATGCAAAAAATCCGATTGAAAAGATTGAAGAATTTTTTAATACTCCTGCTGACAAGCCGGTTTCTGAAATTTATAAGCCTTGCATGTATCCGTATTCAAATATGATGATTACTCCTGCGGGAGATGTTTATCCTTGCCTTTCTCAAAAAATCGGAAATGTTAAAGATATGAAAATAAAGGAGGTATTTAACCTCCCTCATTACAGATGTTTCAGAAAAAATTTGAAAGCTGCAAAAGTTTTTGGCGCCTGCCAGATGTGCTGCGAACTTTCTGTTAAATAATTCTATTTAGGCAGATTTTTGAAAAAGTCTTTATCTGATGATGCCTTATATGCACAGGTAAAACCGTTTGCGCCTGTTGTACCTGTTTTGCTGCAATAATTTTCAGGATTTCCGCTCCAAGAGTTTGAGGTTGTTCCTTCTGCACCCATTGGCAGAAGTTTGCCGTTTTCCTGTATTTGGAAGAAAAAGAAATCATGTCCTATTTTGTTCGGTCGTTTTTTCATGCCGTTGATGTCTATGCCTATTGTAATTTTATTTTTTCTGTCACAATGGTTTATTGCAACAAATGCTCCGTCTGAGGATATGAATTGTCCGTCATCAAACCATCCGCTTGCTACTGAAGATTTTCCTGTGTAACTTTTATAATCCTTTATACCTAAATCTTTTCCATCTTCATCTTTATCAGTAGATGATACACAGCCTGATTTACCGCAGTTTGTATATAAAACAAAGTATTTGATAAACTCATCAGCAAACTCTGTTGTACATGGTTTATATGAGTCATAAGTTGCAACATATCCCTGTTCGGAATTCATTCTTAAAACAGCCTGGCTTAAGGTGCTGTATGCTTTTTTGTACTGTGCTTCCAGCTCTTTTCCTTGTGTGATGTTGATTAACGATGGCATTGTCAACGCCGCCACCACGCCAATAATACCGAGTGTAATCAATACCTCAGCCAAAGTAAACCCGAAACGGCGTTGATTGTCCAACATGTCAATGTGTCTTGGATTTCTTCCACGCTCACAGAGCCTCAACTGTTGAGCTTGCTCTTGCAGTTTCGGTCTGTTCGCTATCCGGCATAAATGCCGTACAGAAATCCGCTGCGTAGCACCTTCGGCGAGAGTAAACCCTTGAAACAATCCCTTAAAATCATTAAAAGCCCCAATGTGGCAGGTCAAGCGGCTACGTTTGTCGGGGGGGGGGCAATCCTTAAAGCTTTTGAATATAACATAATTAACCTCCTTGTTGTGTCTTCATTATTTACTATTACGGAAGTTTTGTCAAGAGAGCGAACCATGAAAACATGGATATGGCACCATGAGTATGCAAGCGTGGACTTTTCAAATTTTACAGATAAGTTATACTAAGAATGTGGTTAAGGTTCACGCCCTAAGATGGCAAAATCGTTTACCACAAGGGTTAGGGGATAGTAGTATGGGATATATACACTGCTGCGGGGCGTTGCATAAAACTAAAACGTTCAGACTTCTACCGCAGGATAAGTTTATGTTGTGTGAAGTTGATTATTTATCGAAATGTCCTGTTTGCGGACATACGGTAGTTCAGCTTACAAGAATCGATAATGATGATAATATTTCTGTTGTCAGAAAAGTTAATAAAAAAGCAAAAGAATTTCTGACAAAACTGAAAAATAAAATTTTATACGAAATTCGTCCGATTAATTACAGTAAAACCAATTGTGGTAAGTTTTACCTTAATTATAACGAATTTGGTGTAAAAAAACGATGTTACTCAAATTTGAGCACATTAAAAATGGGACTTACTGAAAATAAATATTTAAAAATTAATCCTTAAATTATCTTACTCTCTCCGGGAGGAATTTTCCTCCCGCCTTTTTTTCAGCGGAATTATTATGAAAGCAGTAAAAGTATTTTTTAGTATGCTAAATGTAAATTTTAAGTAAAGGGAATTAAGCAGATGACACTATCTCCAAAGGAAATTGAAGTATTGACTTTGGTTGCTATGGGTTATTCAGATAAGCAAATCGGAGTGGATTTAAAGATAGCTTACGGTACGGTAAGAAACCATATCGACAGAGCTGTTTTAAAGCTTAATGCACAGAATAGAACTCATGCAGCTATGATTTATAAATTGATGAATAAAGATTGGTTAGAGGAACTTTATGAAGAGAATAATAATACATTGGACCGCAGGAACTTATTATCCAAGCGAATATGAAAAAGAACATTATCATTTTCTTGTTGATAAAGATGGAAAAGTACATAAGGGAAAATTTACTCCCGAGTGTAATGAAGTTTGCAGGGTTGGGAAGTATGCTGCTCACACAGGCGGCGGTAATACAGGAAGTATAGGAGTTGCAATTTGTGCAATGGCAGGATTCAAAAATAAGAATTCTGTAGGGAATTATCCTATTACCAAAAAACAGTTTGAAAGCGCTATGGAGCTTTGTGCACAGCTTTCAAAAACATATTCTATTGATGTACTTCCGCAAAATATAATGACTCATTACGAATTTGGTATTAAGAACCCGAAAACTACATCAGCGGGAAAAATTGATATCATACACATCCCTCCTTATTCTTGGGTTTCTAAAGATGAGGCGGGAAGCTTTATACGTTCAAAAATTAAATGGTACAAATTAAAGGAAAATTAATTATGGAAGTAGCTTATTACAATTTATCGGGCGGTATTAATCAAGCGCTTACCAAGACAGAGCTTGGAATTGATACTAAAAAAGTTTACTGGGCCGATTCCGAAAACGTGGAAATTTTTCAAAACAGAGGTGTCGTAAAGCAAAAAGGCAACACTTTGTTTTATCAAATGGATGAGGAAATTACAGGAATATCAGAAATGACTGCTTATGACAGGAGCAAGCTGGTTATTACTACAATATCCGGAAAAGTTTATATTTACGATGACAGCCATGCGAAATTATCACTGGTTGATAAAACGCTTACAGGCAAAAATCCTTCATTCATAAGTTTTTTAAACGGTATACTTGTCATAACGGAAAGCGATGGATTATTTTATATTAAAAATAACGCATCCTACGATGTCGTTGAATGTAATTTAAAAGATCTTGAGGATAATATTATTACAGATGCGGTAATTACGGTATTTAAAGGACGCGTATGGGCTGCATCGGGAGCTACTTTATATTATTCTGCGTTGGGTACGTATGACGATTTTACTACTGATGACGATGCAGGTTATATTAATGAATTCCACACTGATACAGGCTCTATTACAGCTTTGAAGCCATATAAAGATTATCTTGCTATTTATAAAAAGAACAGTGTTTATCTTTTAACAGGTACAAGTCCCGATGACTTTGCAATTGTGCCTTTTGCAAACAAGGGTGCATATGGAAATAATTCAATAGTAAACGTTGATAACAAACAATATTTTCTTAGCAACGGTATATATGCTCTTGAACAGGTCGGTGAACTTAACCAAATCCAGCTCGGAAGCGAAATATCACAAAAGATTAAACAGGAGTTTAACAGTTTTGGTGATTTGAAAAAAGCTTTTTGTCTGCATTACGAAACAAGAAACCAAATTTGGTATTTTTTCCCGTATGCTGATGATAGTTATTTTCATACTGTTTGGATTAACGACTATGTTAACAAGTCCTGGTATAAACGTATAATTCCGCAGAATATTAAAACAGCTTGTCTTTATAACGGATATATTTATACAGCTGATAATCAGGGCATTATTTATAAAGAAGACTTCGGAACCACATTTAACGGTGAGGCTATAAAATTTATGTGGAAATCTCCGTTTTTGGCAATTAACTCTCCGCATCACAGAAAAATGATTGATGAATTTTATTTTTTATTGGATACGGAACAGGATAATAATTTTGATTTCTCTGTATATAAGGACTATGACAGTGAATATTCGGATGACAGCGAAAAGATTTATTCAATTCATCAGGATCATATGATTTGGGGTGATGATACAGACGAGGTAACAGAACAATGTATGTGGACTCCTGATGATGCCTCAGTACCTGTGTGGTCTATAAATAAAGATACTATGGAAAAAGCGGAAATTTCGGAATCCAACTATTCTGTTCAGCTTTGTGTATCTGGAAACGAAATTACGCAATCCTGTGCGATTATAGGTCTGCAATTCAGAGAAATTTACAACGATGACTAAAGCACCACTTACATAAAATATACATTAAAAAAAAGAAAGGAAAATCAAAATGACAGAAAATGCTTACTCAGCTTTTATCCCTGAAATTTGGAGCCAGAAATTAAACAATATTCTTGAAAAAGAATGTGTTATGCTTCAATGTGTTAACAGAAATTACGAAGGTGAAATTAAAAATCAAGGTGATAAAGTAAAAATTATTACTCCGGCTGATGTTACTATTTCAACTCTAGGTACAACCAATATTACTTATAGCGAATTGGAACCGACTGCAGCAGAGTTAGTTATTGACCAGAAAAAATTCTTTGCATTCAAGATTAATGATGTAGCTCAAGTTCAAGCAAATACAGATATTATGGAAGCACATCTTAAAAATGCTAAAAAAGCTATCGAACAAGTTCAAGATGCTTATTTACTATCACAACATGCTAATGTTGCGGCAGATAATATTGTAGGTACTGATGCAGCTCCTGTTACTTTAGACAAGACAACTATTTACTCACAATTCGTTCAGCTTGCTTTATGTTTGAAAAACTCAGATGCTGTTTCTTCAACAGTTCGTCCTTGGGTAGTTATCAACCCTACTATTGAATCTTATCTTCTTCAAAGTTCAGAATTCATCGGTGCTCATAATGTTGCTGATGAAACTTTAAGAGAAGGTGCAATAGGCAGAATTGCAGGCATGGATGTTCTTGTAAGCACAAACTTAACTGCGGTTAACGGTAAATATTATGTACTTGCAGGTACAAACGAAGCTATTACTTTTGCTTCTCAATTAGCTAAAATTGAAAGCTTAAGAGATAAAGATTCATTCTCTGATTTGATTAGAGGCTTATATTTATACGGTGCAAAAACTGTTCAGCCTAAAGCATTGGCTAAAATGGTTGTTAGTGCTTCAACATCTGTTGATTCCGATACTGACACTGACACCGATACCGATACAGACGGACAGTAGTAACCCCTGTAAATGTATCTTCGGATAAGTTATTTCCGGAGATACATTTTTGAAAAATAAAAGGAAAATAATAATGTTTAGTAAATTAAAAGTTAAAATTAAGGAGCTTGCCAAAACTGCTGTTAAGCTTGCAGAAGAAAAACTGGGTAGCAATAAAGGCAAAGAAAAAAAAGAAATGGCAATCAATTTTGTTGTTTCTAATATTCCTGTACCGGCTCCTTTTAAGCCCGCAGTAAAATTGTTTTTGTCTGCATTCATAGATGAAGCAATTGAATTTGCGGTTGAATACATGAATAAGGAGGTCTTATGAATCCCGAAGAATTACAAAAACTTTCATCCGCTGCCGATATTCAACAGGCAGTACCACAAGCTGCAATGCCTATGACTGAAGAAAATTCAATCAAACAGCAGGCAGCAAAAGATATTAATATAATTCAAAATCTCGTTCAGTCAGGTGTGATGAGCTCTGAACAAGGATATAATTTGATGAATTATGTAACTCAAAAGGCGTTTGAAAAGTATAGTACACAACAACAAGATGCTCAAATCCCGCCTGATGTTTCGCCTTACATGTTAGAAAATGATGAATTTTTTAACAAAGAAGGAAGAACAGATGTTTTGAATTATTTAAAAAATTCAAATACTGCTTTTGATAAGGATGAAATCGCAAAAATCTCTGCAATGATTGAGAATATTGAGAAAACTGCTGTTGCAAGATATTTGCGAGAACTTGATCACGAAAAAACATTAAATAACGAAAATGAATCCGCAAAACAAAGATTGCGTGCAAATGCGCAAAAAGCTGTTTCTGACGGAAATAAAAATATGGTTTTTACCCGTGAACAAATCGGCAAAATGAGTGGTGCTGAATTTGCTAAAAATGAACGTATGATTATGGATCAGCTTAGAAAAGGGCTTATCCGTTAGCAATTTCAAATCTTTGAGAGAACAGCTTTTTTAAGCTGTTCTTCCTCAAGGATTTTTTAAAGGAGATTTTATGAATTATTTGGAACTTATTAATAAATGTCTTGTAGAATTAAACTACAAGCAGGTCAGTTCATTTTCTGAACTTACCAAAAATGACCATAAAAAATTGAAAAATATTTTAAATGTTTTAAATGCAGAAGTTTGCGGTTCTGACAGATGGAGCTTTTTGCTAAGAAAAGAAGAAATTACTCTGCCTAAAAATACCTGCGAAATTCAAAATACAATTGAAGGCAGAATAGAAACAGTTATTGTCGACGGGGCAAAATTTGATTATTATGAAGACTTTGAAAAGTTCTTCACCAATGCTCAACCGATGCAGACATACAGCTTATTTAACGATAAAATTTTGTTCCCTGTTTTTGATAAAGATAAAACTGTAGAAATTATTTACTACACCAAAAATCATGCAAAGAATGCTGAAGGAAAAGAAAAATATTTAATGGAAGAAGATACTGATTCTACATTAATTCCCGAACCTTTTGCAGAGCCTGTTTTGGTTTACGGTGCATGTATGAGGCTGAAAGGAAATCCACAACACGTTAGATTTTCATATTGGATGAGTATGTACAGAGATGCACTTGCAAACATGCGTTCAAGAGTTTCTGCAAGTATAGATGAAACTCCGTCAGTTAAGATGCACAGAAGATAGGCAGAAGGGCGGACTTTGTCTCGCTCGCGATAGATGGTACCGTTCACAACAACAACGAAAACTCAACGTTTACGTTGATTGTTGTTTAACTTTCGCTTACGCTCATACCTCTGCTCGCGACACAAAAAAAACAGGAAGTTTAAAATTCATTTCCCCTCCTGTTAAGATTTACACTAGCCGAAATATAAATAGCATGTCTATTATACAATTTTTTTCAATAAAAGACAAATTATGCTAAGAAATGTAAAGTATGAAACAATTAACAAACCAACAAAAGAAATTTGTAAAAGAATATATAAAAACCCTTAACGGAGAACTTGCAGCAAAAAACGCCGGCTATAAGTCTAAAGACCTGAAAGAAATTGCCAATAATTTATTGTCGCAGGATGCAGTTATTAAAGAAATTAATTCTCAATTAAGAACTCAAATATTATCTTTAAGGGTTAATAAAGGATACGTAATCCAAAAATTATTGCAAATAGCTGAATTTTCACTTGAAGAAGAAGATATTTTGGACAAAGACGGATGTTTTACGGGCAAAAGAAAGCTCCGTGATACGTCTGCAGGTCTGAAGGCGCTTGAAAGCCTTTGCAAATACTTGGGCTTCACTTCCGGCTCCGAAGAAAAAGATTACAAAGAGGCAAAAATTATAACTATTGCAAATTTGGATGATAACAAAATATAAGGAATATTAATCATGAAAAATAATAATGCAGAAGAAATGCTTTTAAATAACGCTTCTTTAGAAGATTTAATAAAAATGAAAATAGAAAAAGAGTTTATGGCAGAACTTGAAAAATCAAAGAAAGAACCTTTAAAAAAGGTTTATAAGAATATTTCCGGAGTTCCGCAGGATATTATCTTTTCTAAAAAAGCGGTTTACAGATATTTCAACAGAAATACAAAATGCGAAACCTTTATAGACGGTGTTCAGGCAGAGGCATTGATAGGAATTCAAAATAACGTAAGAGAAAAAATGCTTAAAGGTGAATTAAGTGCATTTACCACAGATGAGGCATACGTAAAGTTTGACAAGGCAACAGTATGACAAAGTTTTTACCTCCGTATGAAAAACAGGAATATCTGGAACAGGCTTTGTTTTTGTATCTGAGATATTCCAAATTTTTGGATGATGACTATGCTCAAAGAGGAATGCCTGTTTTTGAATATTTTAATCAGCTTATAACTTCTCTATCGCCGTTTTTCTGGGTTATTACGGAAGATGACGAGGTGAGCGGATTTGTTTATCTTGATAATCTTATAGGCGATGGTGAAAGGCTTCACAGTGCAGAGCTGACAACTTGTTTTAAAAAGAAATTCTGGGGAGATTATACCAAAAGATGTGCAAAACTCTTTTTGAATTTTTGTTTTGAACGGTTCGGATTTTATAAAATTAAAGCGCTTGTATATCCTGAAAACTCACGTGTAATAACCTTATTGAAAGAGTCAGGGTTCCGTAAAGAAGCATTATTGAAAAATGAAACCCTGAGAAATAATTCGCTTCAGGATATAGAGGTTTATTCGGTTTTTAATACCAGAAAGGCAGAAAAATGAAAATAGAAACAGAAGATTTAACCAAAAAGCTCTCAGAAAATGAGGAGCTTTTTTTAGTAGGCAGTATAACTGAAAAATTTGACAGGTATGAAGAATTAAGAAACTCGCAGCTGACTGATATAAAATTGGTCCGCGATGCGATTTACAATTCTGATATACCGAAGCTTAACGGCTGGGACAGCAATATTGAACTTCCCGATATTTATGAACTTGCGCAGACATTGAAATCTCACATAAGCGAGAATTTGTATTCACATCCGGATGCAATGTTTGATGTTTCCGGAACAACGCCGCAGACACAGTCTTATGCAAACCGCCAAAAAGCAATGCTTGTTAATACATTTGAGCAGATGAATATTGAAAATGAAATTGAAAAAATTATTGACGGGATTGTGGAAACAGGTGAAAGCACATTGTTCGTGGGCTGGGAAACAAAGATTAAATCCGTTAGACGTGCACAGACTCTGGAAGAACAATTTTTAAATCCTGAAAAGCGAGGATTTGTAATAGAAGATAAAGTTGTTTACGATAATGCGAGAATTAAACATATTAAATCAGAAGATTTTGTTTTTGATAAATATAACAAAGATAACTGGGATTCTTGTGCAAAAATTTATAGAACTTACGCAACAACAGATGAGTTATTTTCGGATAAGTCAAATAATCTTTTAACAAAAGAAAAACTGGAAATTTTGAAAGGAGTGGTGGCAAAAAATAAAAGCCGTTCAAATGAGGATATTGCTGTTGACGGCAAAAAACTGGAAATATTAGAATTTTGGGGAGATATTGAGCTTGCAGACGGTAGTCTTTTAAAAAACTGGCTTATAGTAATAGCAGGAAGACGTGAGATTATAAGGTTTGAATCAAACCCGTTTGTAACAAATCCTTTTATTCACGCAAATATAATTGAATCACCAAAAACAGGCAGAGGAATTTCACCTTTGCGTGTGGCATTAATATTAAATAACATAGCTTCAACTATTTTAAACAAACAAGTTGATGCGCTTGCGCTAATGATGAACCCGCCGTATCTTGCTCCTAAAGGCTGTTTTAAAGGTCAGCAGGATGTAAAACCAGGTAAAATTATTGAATATGATGCGGCATTAATGCCTACAGCTCCTACTCCGCTATCTTTTGATAAAGCTATGGTCGGTTGGGACTTCTTAAATTACTTTAAGTCTACAATTGAAAGTGCGACAGGTATTTTCAAAAATATGGCAGGAAATCTTCAAGCTGCACAGAGAACCGCTACCGAATTAAACTATTCGGTCAGCGGACAGGAAGCTCGTTTGAATATGATATTGGATGCTGTTAACCGTAAAATTATAGTTCCTATGGTGGAAAAAACTGCTGAAATTATTTCAAACTTTAAACTTGGCAGAGAATTAATCGGAGTTAACGACAGAGGAAAAACAAGTTTTATTGAAATTGATGATGAAGTGAGAAATGCTAATTATGTTTACCGTTACGGCGACAGAAAAGCAACTTTTGAAAGAAAGTCAAGATTGAAAGAACTTTTTGAAGTCGTAAGTTCATTTGCACAAGTTCCTGAAGTTGAAGAAAAAATTGACTGGCTTGAATGCTTTAAATTTGCACTTGAACAGTATGGAATAGAAAATGCCAACAACTTTTTGTTAAATGACGAAAATCAATAGTGCCGCAAATGCGGCACTTTATCTTAACACAGCTAAAAGTATTATATACAAATAATCATTTTTGAGTTAAATAATAT